AAAAATGAATGATCTATTTGAAACTCCAGAAAATTTACCTATTGAAATAATCGATTTAATGCATGAATTTTCAAAAATGAATAATAGCTATACAGCTTGTAAAATAATGCTTTTAGAGTGCCTTAAAATTGGTTATACTTTTGATTATGGTCTTGATGGTATACCGTTTAATTTAAAAAAATTATAAAATGTATAAAATAACTTATTTTGAAAATTCTAGTAATACTATTCAGGTAGTAATTTTTAAAGGAATTGAAGCTAAAAACAAAGCTATTTTTTGGGGCGAAAACAATATTTTGAACTTTAAAAAAAAATATATTACAAAAATTAATTAAAAAAAGTTTGTATTAAAAGAAAATTTATATATTTGTAAAATCATTTTGGCCGGAAACCTTTATGATAAAGGTAGGCCAATTTGATTAAAAACCATAAAAACGCTTACCCTAATAAACTTTCCGGCCTTATTAGGGTTTTTTTATGGCAAATATATACTTCTTATTAATTAATACAAGTTAGCAAAATTCTTTGTTAGCTGAAGCCAAACGCTATTTAATGGTAAACTTTTTATGTAAATAAATTGGATCGTGTAAATTATCTAAAAAGATAAAAGAATTTCGGGGGGGCTTTTTTCTTTTTTCTTTTTATTTTCTTCTAAAACTTGTTTTGTTTTTCTTTTTTCTTTTTAAAAGTGTGAAACATTACTCAATAAAAATAACTAAAAATCAAAAATATGAATAATACTAAAATAAAAAACTTAAAAAAATTCTATAAATTTTGTGTAAAAAATGGTTTAAATGTAGCCAATATAAATTTTGAAAATTTAGATTTTGAAACTCCTAAAAATTTACAAAGTAGTTTTAAAAATAGAAGCCAGGAAGTTAAAAGAGAATTTAACTATGTTTTTAGCTTACCTAACGAACAAAAAAGATTTTTTAATAATGACTATAAAGAAATTATTTTCATCGCTAAAAACTAACTAAAATGACTAAAAAAGAAAAAAATAAAGTAAAAAAATTACTTAAAACAGGATTGAAAAGTTTTGTACTTATTACTTCACTATGTATTTTTTTAATATCAATAATAAAAAATTAGAAAAAATGGAAAATTTAATTTTAGATAGCATTAACGAATATTGTAATTCTAATTATAACTGGTTTGATAATTATATTAATTGTAAAGATTTAGAAATTTACGATGATAATTTTAATTGCATTGCCGTAGTTGATTTTGAGGTTGAGGTTGAAGTTTATCGTAAACCTTCTTATGGAAATTATTTTGATCCGCCTGAATATGGAGAATGTGATTTTATACTTTTCGCAATCAGCTTACACGATTTATATAACTCAAAAAATAAACTATTGCCTAACTGTAAAGAAAAATTACAAAAATTACTCGAAGATAAAATTGGAAAAAAATTATAAATTAAAACGTCCTAAAAAATCGGACACTTAAAACTAAAAACTTATGAAAACACTATTAGAAAAAATGAAAAAAGAAAATTTAGAAATATTGGAAAGCTATAAAGATAAATTCCCAACTTCTGTAAAAAGCTGTTTAAAATCTTTAACTTCAAAAAATTATTGGATTGAATTAAGTATTTCAGAAGCTATGCTAATTTTATCTTTTACTACAAATAAAATTTTAGATGTAGAAAATTTAACAGAATTGTTTATTTTAGACTAAAGTTTTTAATAAAATTGATATAATTAATAATAATTAACTATATTTGTAAAAACAAATTAAACTAAGAAGGGAAATAGAAAAACTAATAAAAGAAGCAACTGAAATATGAGAAATATACAAGTAAATAGTTTTTGGAGTTGGGATGAATTTGGCTTTTGTTTTAAAATTGCAAGAGTACCAAATCATCCAGATTATTGGTATCAATTAGATATTCACTTTTTGTTCTTTGATTGTTGGATAAACTTTATTAGTAAAATTTAAAAACAAATTAAATTATGAAAAAAGAAAAATTTAGCATATCGCCAAAAAATTTAAAATTGTTAATATTTATAGCTGATAAGGCTTTTGGCGGACACTTTACGATTTTATCATTTACTACAAATTATAAATTTGCTTTTGGCACAGTAACCGAAAGAGAAGATATTGAAAATTTAATTGGTTATGATAATATCAATGATGCTATTGAAAATGAAATACAAAAATTTTTAACAACTACTTAAACTATGAAAAAAGAAACAAACGAAAACCAGGAAAAAAATTTAGGTGGCAGACCTAAGGTATTTATTGACGATGTATCGGTAACTTTACCAATGTCAGTTCCAAAAAAGCAAAAAGAATTTTTACAAAAAAAATGGAATTTAGATTTAGAAATATTTAGGATTCAAAAATAACTTAAACAAACTATTATGAAAAACATTGCAAAAGCTATTATACAAGTAATGGCAGAAGTTAAAGGAATGGAAAAAAATTCCAAAGTTGGTACAGGTCAAGGCTCTTATGATGGCACAAAGGATCAAGATGTAAAAGAAGTTTTTAATAATGCTTTACAAAAAAATGGATTATGTATTTTGCCTATTGATATTCAAGAAACTACACAAATTGATAGATGGGAAGAAAGTAGTAATTATGGAATAAAACAAAAACAATCTGTATTTACAAAAGTTAATGTAAAATATATGCTTTTACACGAAAGCGGAGAAAGTATTGAATTGGCAGGTTATGGACACGGAATTGATGCACAAGACAAAGGAGCTGGAAAAGCTACTACTTATGCTTTAAAAAATTGTTTATTGTATAGTTTCTTAACTCCAGTAGGTAAAATTGATGATACTGATTTAAAACACTCAAACGATATTGAAGTTCCGCAAAAATCAGCACCAAAAGTAATTGAAGTAACAGAACTTGATTGGATTAATTTAGAAGCAATTTTTGAAAGTAAAAGCGAAGTTGTACCAGCAGAAAAATTCGACGCTATAAAATCCAGTGTTTACGGCAGAAATCCAAAATTTTATGAATATACTTTAGCAACATTACAAAAGCTATAATATTTTTTGTATATTTGTAATGCTTATTCGTTCACACACATAAATTTAATCCCGACATTTTGCATCGCCTCAAAGCCAATATTGGCACAACGGATAAGCCTTTGTAAATTGTCGGGTAATTATATGGAAAATCAAAAAGAAATTTGGAAAACTATTGATGGTTATGAAAACTATCAAGTTAGTAATTTAGGTAATGTTAAAAATTTAAAAACTAATAGAATTTTAAAAAAAGGAAATTCAAGAGGTTATGTTTGCCAAACATTATCAAAAGAAAATAATCCTAAAACATTTAAAACACATAGACTTGTCGCTTTTGCATTTATTATTAATAAATTTAATAAACCGTATATAAACCATATAAATGGAATTAAAACTGATAATAGAGTCGAAAATCTTGAATGGTGTAATAATAGTGAAAATATGAAACACGCTGATTTAATAGGTTTAAGAAAAATGGGTAAAGGAGAAAAAAGTTGTAATGTAAAATTAACAGAAAAAGATGTTTTAGATATTAGAAATAGTAAATTAACTCAAAGACAATTAGCTAAAAATTACAATATACATTTTAGCAATGTAAGTTCTATTATATTAAAAAAATCTTGGAAACACATTTAAAAATTAACTAACTAAACTATTATGGAAAAAATATTATTTAGGGCATCGGGTTTAGGAGCTTTGATGACTGAGGGGAGAGGCTTAGTACTTACCGATAATCAAAAACAAACTTTAGCAGATTATAAACTTCGTGATGCTGGAGAAGGAAAACCTTTAACAGATAAGCAAAAAATCGATTTTGAGCTACTTTTAAGCAAAGAAAATGCAAAACCAATGCTAAGTGACACAGCAAAAAGTTTTATTCAAAGGACTTGGTTAATGCAAGAAAAAGGATTTTACGAAGAATTAACAAGTAAGTATGTAGAAAAAGGAAATTTTAATGAAGAAGAAAGTATTTTATTAGTTTCAGAAGTTGAAAGTAATTTTTACGAAAAAAATACTGAACGAAAAACTATTAATCATATAACTGGTGAAGCTGACATAATATGTTATATTGATGGAAAAAAAATAATAAAAGATGTAAAAAGTTCTTGGTCGCCAATGACTTTTATGAATGGTGATTTGAATACTATTTATGAATGGCAAGGTAGAGCTTATATGTATTTATATGATGCCGATGAATTTCATTTGCATTATACTTTAACTGATTGTCCTGCACATATTTTAGAAAATGAAAAGTGGAAATTGCGTAATAAGTATGGAATTTTAGATGATGAAAATCCAACTATGCAAAGATTATTTAAACAATTAGAGCAAAATTTAGTATTTAGCAACGGAAACTATACAAAGGAAGAGAGAGTAAAAACTTTTAAAATTACTCGATGTAAAGAAAAAGAAGAATTACTTTTGAGCAAAATTCCTATGGCAGTTGAATATTACAATAGTATTACTTTAAATCAAATATGATAAAAGAAAAAAAATGTAAAGGAATTAACAAAGCAATATCTTTTCAGGGTTGTGGAAAGTTAGTTAATGTATCTTTTAGAAAATATGGTTTATGCAGTTCTTGTTATGCAGAATTTTTAACTGATACAGAAGTAGGTAAAGTGATACTTTTCAAAACTATTAACAAAGTACAAAAACCAAGAATTGAATTAGAGAAGGCACATAAAGAACACAAAGAAAAAAAAGGAATTGCTGGAGCTTTGCTAATTACTAAAACTGTTGTTCACGCTTATGTTAGAAAACGTGATGAAGGAAAGCCTTGTATTGCTTGTGGTTGCCAATGGTCTAATGATTTTCACGCATCACATTATTATCCAAGTGGGAGCTTTGAAACTTTAAAATTTCATTTAGATAATATTCATAGCGGCTGCCAAAAATGTAACCTGTTTTTAGAAGGTAATTTTGAAAGCTACACATTAAATTTACCAAAAAGAATTGGCAAAGAAAGATTTGATAACCTGGTAAAACTTGCAGAAATTGACAAACAATTCAGCAAGGTATGGAAT